TGTAAGAGGAGTGCCATTTAGAATTTTGGTCATAAGCGACTTGCATGTAGGATCAACAACTGCTTTATGTTCACCAAAACCAATTATATCTGATCAAAATACATATCATGTCCCAAATGAAGTGCAAAGAGTTTTATTTAAGGCATGGAAAGATATGATAAAAGAAGCCATAAGAAAGGGTGGAATAGACTTGTTGGTTATAAACGGTGAATGTGTAGACGGTGCTAATGTTAAACAGGTTGGTCAACAATCATGGTCAACAAACGTTGATGACCAAATGAATGACGCAAAGAAATTAATTGACATGATACCATATAAACAAGTAATGATATTAAGAGGATCTAATTATCATGATCAGATAGACGCAACAAATATTGAAGAAATAATGGCTTCAAAACTTAGAGATGTTCTTCCTTACAAAGCATATGGTGGAGAGGGAAAGACTGATTACTTTGCATATGTTGAGATTCATGGTAAGATATTTAATTTCACACACCATATTGGTTTCTCTAGAGGTGAACAAAATAGAGCTAATGCTATGGCACGAGAAATGAAGGCTATGCACTTCCAACACGACACTCTTGGTAGAGCAGATGTATTTATAAGATCTCATGTGCATTATTTAGTTCATGTTGAGTTCTCCAACACACACGGTGTTATTACACCATGTTGGAAATATCCAGACGCACATTTATTTAGAGGTGGTTTAGCAGGAACAACCCCAGATATTGGTGCTGTTTGGTTTGATGTCTTTAAAAATGGAGATATAGACTTTGACAAATTCATAGCAGATGTGGGTCTTAAAGCACATGTTATTGTCTTAGACGGTGTAAAGAAAAAACCAAAAAAGAGAAAGTCTAAAAGAAAGGCAAAAAAATAGATCATGGCAACTAAAAGATACAAAATAAGTGAAAAAGCAGTTGAAAAACTTATGAAAGAAAATTTGGAATTAAAAAAGAGTCTAAAAACCCAAAGAGAAGTAGTATTTGATACAATTTGTGAGCATAAAGAAGGACTGTCTTGCAAAGATATTTGTGACATTACAGGGATAGCACCAAGGCAAGTAAGAGACTCAACACAGAGGCTTAAAACTGACAGCATGGTGAAAACATTCGATTGTAGATGTGGGTCAACCCCATATTACATAAAGTCCTAATTTTTTTGGTCTGAAACATCTGTAAAGGTTTATATACCCTAGTTTGTATAAATCCTGTTATAAAAGAAGTCGCATAAATCTTAAATACCCCAACACTGTAGAAGCCCTATGTTCATTGAATTTACATGGAAAAATAAAAATGGAGACGTATTAAAGACACTAGTTGAACACACGAAGGCTCAGGCTTTTATAAATGCATTTGTAGACAGGGAAGTAGAACCAGTCTTAAATATGCCAGACGAAGTAGTTTTAAGTAATCAAATTGATATTTTAACATTAGAGCAAAGATAAAAGATTAACGGGTTAGAAAAAGCTAATTAAGTTAAGTTAACTAAGTTAATTAGCTAATTCTTAATTAACGCTTAGCTAATGTATGGGGTAACGCTTTTATATGAGTATGTGTAAAGTGTATTATGAAATTTAATAAAACGACTGTGACTATCTCTGTCAGTCAAAACGCACAGAAAATATTTGAAGACTTGGAAAAAATGAGACCCAATCATATGAGTATGAGCTTGTTCTTGGCAGTGATAGCTGACGATTATATAAGAACCCATGGTAAGAACTCAAAAATAATTGACTTTATAGGTGACGATATTAAATCTTCGTTGCCTATATTCTATGCACCAATTAAAAACTGGGTGGAAACCGTGAGAGAATTATCCCCTGTAGAATTTACAAAGCTACAAGAAAGACATTGGCAATTAGGTAATTTGATTAACAGTGAAGCAGGAAGCAGAATATGACATCTACAGATTCAGCAATAAGAGACAGAATGGTAGAAATACTATCTGTACCAAAATGGACTGATAAGATTGACGCATTAAGACCAGATGATATTCTAACAATTAACATATCTAGCGATGAATGGTTAGACCTTTATACTGAAACCCAAGAAGGATTTAGGGATATGGCAAAAGAGGCAGTATTAATCATAAAGTCACAAAAATGTATAGGTATTCGTGTAGAAGATGTATTCAAACGACTTGACATTAAACTAGTATCTGATGATGAGATACAAATGGGTAAGATAAATGCAGGTGTAGAAGGTCAAACAATAGCGTTTACAGCATTAGTAATAGGCAGAGACGAACAAAAGACGTTTGTAAAGGAAGCAACCTTGATGTGTCCAACATGTTATACTCAAGAAAGAATCAGTTGTGGTTTTGACAGAAAGCTTAGAGAATTACACTGTGTAAAAGCCTCATGTAGAGGGCAAAAAATGGAGATTCAAAAAAGTCATCTTATAACAGAAGACATACAAACCATACTGTTACAACAACCATTAGAGTCTGCAACAAAGAACTCACCACTTATATTTACTGCAAAAGTTGTAGGAAAACAAGTTGGAACTTCATTTGTTGGTCAAAGAAAACAGGTTGTGGGTGTATTTAGGTCTGATATTGACAATGTAAAGAAGGACGAAAACGATGTTTATATTGATGTTATATCATTAACTAACGTTGAAGACATAAATGAAATATTACCGACAGAGACAGAAGAGAGAGAAATCAGGACAGAAGCAACCCAAAAAGAGTTCATAGACAAGCTGATTGGTAGTTTTGCACCCCATATTTACGGGTATAATGACATTAAGTTGTCATGTTTACTCCAATTAGTGGGGGGTGTCAAGTCAAAAAAGAGAGGAGACATTAACATATTACTGGTTGGTGACCCTTCAATGGCAAAATCTGAGATATTAAAATATGGTAATTCCGTAACACAGAAAAGCATTTACACTTCTGGCAAGGGGTCTACAACTGCTGGACTGACAATAGGAATGGTAAAACTTTCAGACGGAAGAATGATTGCACAAGCAGGGGTATTACCTCTATGTAGCAACGGCTATGCATTCATTGACGAATTTGACAAGATGAGTAAAGATGACAGAAGTTCAATGCATGAGGCTATGGAACAACAAACTGTTAGTATAGCAAAGGCTGGTATCAATTTAACACTTGACGCAAAGACAAGTATACTTGCAGCAGCTAACCCAAAGTTTGGAAATTATGATGACTCGTTAGGATTGTTGGATAACATAAACATTCCAAGTCCATTACTTTCAAGGTTTGACTTAATATGGTTAATCAAAGACAAAGTAAGCAAGACAGAAGACGCAAACAAAGCAAATCACATCTTAGACGGATTTACAAACAAAGATGTGGATAAAACATGTTTGTTTACAGACAAAGAACTAACTGCGTTTGTTAACTTGGCAAAAAAAGGTGAACCAGTATTGGATATGTCTGTAAGAGATGAGATTATCAGAATATATGAAAACTTAAGACAGGCAGGAAACACACAGTTCAGTGTTGGTGTAAGACAGCTTGAAGCTTTGGTTAGGCTCAGTATGGCACATGCCAAACTCACATTCAAACAGACTGTAGATACTGACGATGTATGTGCAGTAAAAGAACTCTTGGTATCAATGTATAAAAACTTTGACATAGACTTGAACGTAGGTGGAACACAGTCAAAATTGTTTACTACAGGCAGAATGTCAAAGGAACAAGCATATCACCAAATATGGCAGGAATGTGCAGACATAGACGGTAGGGTTGACGTAACAGTATTCATGAAAAAACTGGAAGAGAAGGGAGCTTCAAACCTAGAAGCAACCAAACTATTTCATAGATGGGAAAACACAGCAACAATAAAACTGATGGCAGATGGGACATACAAAAAAACCAAGTAAAAAGACTAATATAGTAGAAGGTTCTACTGATAGTATGCCAGAAACGCAATTAGAACTTGGTATATCACAACTAGATGGTGTTGGTGCAGTTACAGAAAAGAAACTGGTTGACTTTGGTGTGTCATCTTTACACGATATTTGTGTAAGAGGTGGCAGAGAAATATCTGAGATTACTGGTGTAGCTAAATCAAAGGCAGACCAATGGGTATTCAACGCACAAAAAATACTTGAAGCCAATGACTTGGTAAGGAAAACTGATCTAAGTGTAGTTGACTTGATGGAATATCAGGGCAATCAACCACTCCTAAAGACCAAATGTTCGGCTGTAGATGAGCTGTTTGGTGGTGGTGTCAAGCCCGAATGCACATACGAAGTCTATGGAGAATTTGGATCTGGTAAGACACAGTTCTGTTTTACATTAGTTTCTCAGGCTATATCAGAGGGAGAAAACGTTGTATGGATAGACTGTGAGGATACTTTTCGACCAACTAGAATACTTGAGATAATGAAAGCAAATGAATTTGTAGAGACAAAAGAAGAAATGAATGACGCATTAGATAGAATAACATACTTCTATACTCCACAAACAGAGGCATTAATGGGAACTATCAACGCATTGTCAAAAACAATGGACGAGAAAAAACCCAGACTTGTTGTTATTGATGGTGCTATAGGGCAGTTCAGAGAGGAATATCTTGGTAGAGGAACTCTAGCAGACAGACAAAACCAGATAGCAAGACTCATGACTCATTTGAAAAACATTTCATATTATTATAAAACAACGGTTGTTTACACAAATCAGGTTCAAACAGACCCATCTATAATGTTCGGAGATCCAGTCAAGCCGATTGGAGGAAATGTAGTGGGACATGCAGCAACATACAGGGTTTACTTTAAGAAATCAGGCAAGAAACGCATAGCCAGAATGGTAGATAGCCCAGAACACCCACAAGCAGACGCAGAATTTATGTTAACTATAAAAGGCATTGAAGATAAAATAGAATAATGGACGATGATTACTGCCAAAAATGTGGGCATTACTCTGAAGTTCATTACACTTGCACAGAATGTGAGTGTGATTGTCATTCCTAACATGTCCTGAAGAGTTAAATAGGACGGTTACATAACAAATATATGTGGCTAGACCATTACTATAAGGAATCTTCTGAAAGTGTGGCAAGGTTTAACGAGTCGTTTTCCTGCATTGAAGCCACGTATTATAATTAAGGGGTTAATAAAGGTTTGCACACCAGACAGAGAATGAGATCAAGTAATAGAAAGGCAGTATTATGGTTGTTAAAAAATGGATACGATGACATATGGTTGAAACCCCATGGTAGAAGACATGATCTTATCTATACAACAGGAGAATGGTATAGAGCTTTGGACTTGTGGAATTTATATGACGGAATATGTTTCGATGATATAGGCAGATTAATTCTTATACAAATCAAGACAAATTCTTGGGCTCAAGAAAAACCCATCAAAGAGTTTTTAAACGACAAAAAGAATCTTATAGCATTGGTGATTAACGTAAAAGGAAGTGGTAAAAAATGGGAGGTGTTATCAAGAGAATATGTCAGCCATAATAGGAAAAGGCGAAAGAACTGCTCTAAAAATACTAGAGGAAATATACGGAAGCGATGTAGAGTATAAAACCCAAGTCAGGTTCAAGGACTTGATAAGTTATGAGTTTTATGAAGATGGTTTGTCAGAAAGACAGAAGAAAGAAACAGTAGACATTGTGATCTACAACGGATTCAATCCAGTTTGCGTAAGAGTTCAGGGTGGTGACCACACTGGTATATTAAAATCAGCAAGAGACAGCGTTCAAAAACAAATGTTGGAGTGGAGTAATTGTACAGTGGTTGACATATGGTTTCATGACTGTCCTGTTTTATTCAAGGAAAAATTAAATGACGAGTCAAGAAAGGAAGTTAAGGAAGCACTAAAGTTTTTCGGACTTTAAGATAGCCTCTGTTAAAAATTCCTTGTAACAAATAACACAGTATGTTAACTTACCAGAAATTATTATAGACTCTCTCCTACAAAGCCTACATGGTTCTGTTATGTTAATAAAAGATTCAATATCATCAATTACCAACTAACACTCTATTCCCATTTTATTGCACCAATCATAGTATGCGTTATCCAATCTATCGTCTGCTTTTTCTACTTCAGTTTCTGTCTGTGGTAAATCTACATAGTCTTGTATTGTAATTTCACCCGTGCTAACAGCACCAATTCCCAATACACCAACACATATTATTACTGCTAAACAAATTCCAAATTTTTCATAATCCATTCACTTCACCCCCCTTAACTGTAGAGTCCATGTGGCTGTTCTTTTTTCTCAACCTCTGCACTTCCATGTTCGTCTTTTAAAAATGAATACATTAATGTTATTTTTTGCTGAAGAATTTTATCACCCATTCTTAGAAAAGCAATATCCAATTCACCGTAACTGATCTTGTCTTTTTTATATGCTTTTTCTATGATACCGTCAAGCTTATCATAAAATTTATCCACAACATCTAATCTTATGTTTTCTTGCTCTGTCTTTTCTTCAGCCATAACATATAAGTATTTTCTTGACTATTAAACTTTATGACGCAATTTACTCACAATAGCTAGGGTGATACCTATAATTGGTATCATTTCCAGAGTATCTATTCCGTATAAAAAGAAGTCAACTATTACCCCATGACCGTGTAAAAAACCTTCACCCCATATACATTCCAAAGCCCACCAAGAATGTGGAATTTGCATATATAAGATAACAGCAGATATTATCAAACTTTTAGCCATATGTCTCTCATACCAGTTTAAGAACTTGGTTATCAGTCTCATAAAAAGTAATAAAGTTTAATTATTAATAAAAGTTATGTTAATTACAATGGCTAATCCAGACTTTTGCTCAGTGGACTTTCGGACATACGGTGAAGACCGTGGTATATACTATGAAGAATCTGGAAGATGTCTTATATATCTTTCACAACATGAAACTTTGGCAGATGTTTATAAGACGATACAGCATGAGGTAATACATTTTTGTATCTCAAAATTAAAAGAAGCAGATGACATGGACGAAGATCAAGAAGAAAAATTAATATTCTTAATGGCTTGGGCTGAGGAAGCTTTGTAGAGCCTTGGTTTATTTCTAACCAGTCCGTTACAACAACTACATCTTAACCTACCAAAACTTTTCAGTTCCCTAACAAGATATTTTTTATTTACAAATTTTGCACAGCCTTGGCAGTAATGGTTTTGACCACCTGTCTTTTTTTCAAATCTATTACAAATACCATTACACATATTATTTACCTAACACCTTAGACCTACAGTCTTTACACAGATCAAGTCTGTCAACATT